AGGCGAGTTGTCCAGCCTGCTCCAGCATTGTCTGCTGCTGCTGAGCCTCTTGGGCTGCTTGCTGTTCTTGTTGTAGCTCCTCATCAGTCTTAACCAGTCCAAGGCTTTCGATGCCTGAGGCGGCTGCTAGACGACGTAGGAACTCAGAGGGTTTGATGTATTGGGACATCACTTCTGGTCCCATACCTTGGGCAACAGTTGTGACGAACTCGATCAGGGCTGCACGATCCTGACCACGACCAATACCATTTAGACCAGCGACGACGGTGGGGATCACCAAGCCCTTAGGGAGCTTAGGGACACCGTCCTTGCGCTGTAGCTCCATGAGCGTACGGTTGAGGTAAGGCTGCAGGAGAGACGACGTGAGTCCACTGTAGATGCCTCCGAGCTGCTCATTGAGCTCCTGGGCCACAGCGTTCACTTCGGAGGCTGTGGTACGCTCTGAGTCACGGATAGAGCCCGTCATGATTAGGAAGGCTTCCGACACCCGCTGGGTGAGGGTTGCGATCATCGTCTGGACTGTACCGAAGTCAGCCGTCTTACCTACCTGGACTACACCGACATCGTCGGGTCGGCCTTGGATGATGGCTCCGTTAGAAGCACGGGCCAGGGACTGAGGTTTGGTTGTTGCGCTAGGGGAGACCATGAAGACAACCTTAGCGGCTGCTGCACTACCTTCCACCATAGCCTGCATGAGGCGCTCGAGGCTGTTGATGTCTCCGAGGAACTCTTCTACCCGTCCACGGCCATAGCTCTCACCATCAACGTGGTTGAATGTCAAAGGCATCCATGGTGTTGATTTGAGAGGGGCGGAGGAGCGAGTGTTAGGGATCTCTTTGCCGTCACACTCCTGATACCACTTGTGCTGTCCATCCTCATACTTGACGTGGGTATACACCACAGCGTCGTTAGACTGACCCTTACCACTGGTAGAGGCCACACCGAACTTAGGACCATCTTCGCCAACGGCGTTGGAGTCTTGTTCGATTGATAGAGGTTGGAAGTCCTTGGGTAGGAGGTCACGGTCCACAATCTCGCGGGTAACTATCTCTTGGATGCTGTCGTTACCATCTCGAGCGATTACATATCGGTCCAGGGGATAAACCTTGAGACCTTTCTTGGACGCATATACCAGGGCATTGCCGGATACCACCAGATGCTTCATAGCATTGTGGAGGTGGACACGGTCCTGGGTACCTGCGATGTCTTGCATGACCATCTTCTCCATCTTGGAGAGGGAGAGGTCAATCTGAGAACGTACATCTGGGGTGACTTCGGGAAGCTTAGCTATCTCGATGTCGTTAATCTGTAGCTTAAAGAAGGAGGTGTTCAGAGGGAACAGACTCAGCATCAGCTTAGCCGCCAACACATTAACTCCCTTGGCAGCAACTGATTGCCAGGGTGTGTGGAAGCCTTCGCCAGCGCTGTGACCTTCTTCCGTCAGAAGGTAGGGGAGTGTAAGCTTTGCAGCCGTACGCCCTACTTCCAGGAAGTCCTCTCTGTCTGACCTCAAGGCCTCGTATCGGGCCTGAGCATTAGGTTTCATCGGTTAGTCAGGGTTGAAGTTCCACGGGTGCGACGACGGGAGCGGCTGCTGGAAGTCTTACTCTGTTTGATGATAGCGTTGGGGTTGCCTAGGCTAACCATCTCAGGAGCAGGGGCTGTCGGGATAGACATCTGAGGTGGAGGAGCTGGGGCAGGGTTGATAGGCTTAGGAGTCTTAGGCTTAGCCTGGATCTTAGGCATAGCAGCTTGACGAGGTTCGTAGACGGGTTGATTCATCATCTCATCCATCATCTCCCGCTGCTGCTCAAACATCCTTTCTTGAGCGGCCTGCTGATCCTCCAACTGCTGAGCATAGCGCTCGTCGGCTCTTTCCTGAGCTTCGGTTTGCTGATTCATGTACTCTTTGGCTTGCTTCCTCAGGCTCTTGTTATACTGCCGGGTAGCTTTGTCAGACTCGATGTCATACATCTTATCGTAGATCTTCTGCAGCTCCCACTCAGTATTAGTGTCATCAGCATACATGAAGTTTCTACCGCCTTCTGCAACCTTATCTCTGTACGCTTGGTTGGCCGCTTTCCGCCCCTTCTTACCCTTGAGGCCCTCTTTCTGGATGTAGTGATCCTTCCAGGACTTCTTGTCGGTGAAGGGATCATTAGTCGTCAGGATGCCTTCCTTGTAGAGCTGCCTCTCAGCCTTAGCGAAGGTCGAGTCGCGCCGCTCATTTTCTAGCTTGCCTTTGAGTAGGTGCTCTTTAACTGCAGCGACTTCATGGTCTTTGTTGACGGTGGTGTAGCCCAGCTCTTTAGCTGCAGCTGCGAAGTCTGGATCACTGGTCATACCCTCATAGGGGTTGACCTTCCTCATTTTTGGGAGTTTAGGAGAGGTCATTGTCGAGTTTCTCTTTAAGGTACTCCACCACAGAACGTTGACCAGCGCGGTACATGATCTCGCGGTCACAGTCCTTGGGGGACGGGTTTAGTTGTGGGAACAGTGACTCCAGTTCATCGACCAAGGACTGGAGGGGTGGTTGTTTGCCGAACACATCGGCTTCGTTTAGATCAGCCATACTTAGGGAGGTTCACATTGGATGCTTCGAAGAAGGCTGGCATTCTCGCCCTTTGCGTATCAGCAAGGCCTGTAGCCTTTCCCTTGGAGTAGAGCGAGTCGGACTGGGCCATCCAGAAATCCTTATCAAGGTATCTGTCTTCATGACTTCCAAGTCCGTCCATGACCCAAGCCACTGTCGCCCGACGGAGGCGGTTGAGGTTTGGAGTAGTGACTTCACCGAGGTCGTGTGCCACCATGGCGTGTATTGCAACGTGAGTCTGTTCGTCTCGACTAATGTCAGACGCCACAGTCCTAATTCCCATGTCGCCGTTGAATCTGAACAGAGGGAGGAGTACGAAGAATACGGATCGCTCCAGGATTGCAGTTTTAAGGATGGGATGCTCGGGAGATCTGAGCCATGCCTCTCGAATCCTAGCAGCTTCTTTCTCGTACTTGTCAACAGTGCCATGAACTCCGACAATATAGTTGAGGGCTTGGTCGTGCTTGTCTTCATCGGCCATGTTGGATTGTAGGGCAGGGATCACACCCGGGTCTTCGGGGAGATCTTTCTCGAGACCCTGTGAAAGCATTTCCTTAACAGGTAGCTCGAGGGTACGAAGGGCCAAGGCCCGGAAGAGAGCGTCTTCCGAGCCGGCCTTGATGTCACCTTTATCAACAGCAACGGGTGTCCAGGAGCGCTTCCGGGACATTACTTTCAAATAGTTGGACATTACTCAGCGCAGGATGAACAGAAGGGGTCGTTGTCGTCTGCGTCCAGGTCACTAAATCCGAAGATATCAGCATAGTCATCCCCCTCGATGATCGCAGTTGCGTCATCCTTGCGGAGGGTGTCGGGCATAACCTGAAGCGCATAATATAGGCTGGTCTGAGGAGATTTGAACCAGCTCTGTATGAAGGCTTGGTCGTAGCTCACGACGTCACTCCAGCTATTGAAACTGTACCCGTGGAACAGGCCAGTGTTTTGGAACATACGGCAGATCTCGTCTGCCACTAACTTGTAGGCATCCCAGCCTACCTCAGAGGCGATCTCTACATCACCATAGTCGAAGCTCTCCACGCCAAAAGTCCCAGAATCACGGTCGACGCTGCGACTGATGGGAGGAGCAATCTCAGGAGCGGTGGTGAACCCTTTGAGATCGGTGTGCCTATACGAACAAGATGCCGTGGGAGCAATCGTGAAGGCACGATCCATCCGGTTGTATCTGGCGATCTGAGCAGCACCTGCGACGGCGCAGACGAGCTCACGGGCCAGGACAATCGCTGGAGTGCTTTCCTCGTCCTCGCCAGCGTTGACCGCTTTGAGGGCTTCACCGAAGGCCTGGTAGGTAACGCCATGGAGACTAAGGAAGTTAGCAAGGCCGAGAAGGCCCAGGCCAACCTGTCGGTCCACGTCGGGTCCGAGATACTCACCCGAATCTCCAACTCCTGTCCGTGCGTGGAGATTGACCAGTTCGGACATACCGTCTCGGAAAGCTGTATGAAGGCTTTCTGTAGTACAGGCCCCGAGGTTGACGTGTTGTAGCAGGCAAGTGCCCCGGGAGGGCAGGTAGATCTCGAGGCAGACGTTTCCGTAGATGCGATTACCAGCTTGATCGTACTTGACTTTGTTGAGCCAGATGTCACCAGCCTGAATTGCTTTGAGGATCTTGGCTTGAACGGATTCAGAGAGGGCATTCCACCATTCGGGGGTAACGTCAATACACTTCTTGACCCAGGGCAGTTCAGCCCGGGAAGCATCCACGAACTCTTCCAGGTCGGCGTGATTGGCGTCCAGGTGGATTACAATCGCACCGTTCTTGTACACTCCACCACGACGGAGGATTTCATTGAGCGTGGAATAGATCTTAGCGAAGGACACTGGGCCAGAAGCCACGAGGCCCTTTCCATTCTCATCTCCTCGGGGACGGAGTTTAGAGAGGTGAATAGCACATCCAGCTCCGTATCTGAGAGCATGAGAAGCAAAGCGCCAAGACGCTTCGATACCGTTAGGTCCTTCCATTTCGTCTTCAACAACAAAGACTGTGCATGAGACGGGAAGCCTTGAGGTAGGGTCGTCGATCCAGGATTGTACGCGACCCGTGCGGGCAATGAGGTCATTAGTCATGTCAAACAAGGTCAGAAAGTACGGGTGGCTTGTAGTTGGGTCCCTTCAGGACCTTTCCATCTTCTCTGCGGATTGGCCGCAGGTTGTCGTCCAGCTTGGACAGGTTGCTCCGATGTACCCGGTCGAGAGCCTCATCGAGGTCCCAGCCACGGGCAGCAGCGTATTGAAAGCAGACGTATGCGAGGTCTGCGAGCTCCTTCAAGGCATGTGCCTTGGCCTCTGGGTCCTCTGGGTAGGCCAGAGTGTTGCAGTGGGCTTCTAGCAGCTCCTCGTACTCCTCAGCGATCAGGCGATGCTGAAGGACGGTGGTGCTACTC